GAAATCAACATATAATAGAAATGAACCTGGTGTTTTATTTGTTGATGTTATGAATAGATTAAATAATCTGGCATATTGTGAATATATTAGTGCAACAAACCCTTGTGGGGAACAGATTCTACCAATAGGAGGTGTTTGTTTACTCGGAAATTTGAACCTTACTAAATTTATTAAAGAAGATCTTTCTGGATGGGATTATGATAAACTGAAAGAAGTTATACCAGTCGCTATAAGATTTATGGATAATGTCAATGATTTGACTTATGTTCCTCTGGAAGATCAAAAAAATAATTTAAAAAATAAACGTCGTATCGGTCTTGGATTTATGGGGTATGGTAGTGCATTACTTATAATGAAAAAAAGATATGGTTGTCCAGAAGCTCTCAAGATGACAGATGAATTAATGACATTTATTGCAAATACAGCATATCAATCATCGTCCGATTTAGCTCTAGAAAAAGGTTCATTTCTCATGTTTGATGTAGATAAATATTTACAAAGTAAATTTATAGCTAATTTATCAGATGAAACCAAAGAAAAAATTAAAAAAAATGGTATTAGAAATTCTCATTTACTTTCAATTCAACCGACTGGTAATTGTGTTAGAAAGAACACGATAATTAAAACAAGTGAAGGTGAAATGACAATAGATCAAATATTTAAATTAAATAAAATTAATATTAATAAATCAGTTAAAAATAGATGGTATATTCCCATAATGGATATAAAAGCTGAAACAATTGACGGTTATAATAGAATAACTGGAATGTATATTAACGATAAAAAAGATATTTTATCAATAAAAACAAATAATGATAATTTAATTGAAGGTACATTAGAACATAAAGTTTTAGTTAAAGTTAGTGATAAAGAAGCTATTTGGAAAAATTTAGGGGATTTAAAAGTCGGCGATAAAATATTAAAAAAGAAAATATGACCTGTTTAATTTTAATAAATAAAGTAAAAAATAAACTGGTTGTATGAGTAAATTAAATTTGAGTTGGTATGTAAAAAAGTATGGAAATGAAGAAGGTAATAGAAGATTTGATAATAGAAAAAATACAGTAAATACTCTGGAATGGTATATTAACAAGTTTGGTGAAGAAAATGGTAGAAAAAAATATGATGATAAAAATAAAAATATTGGTAAATCTTCATTGGGGAAAAACACTTTAGATGGATTTATTAAAAGATATGGAGAAATAGACGGTAAAATAAAATATGAAGAGTTTATAGATAGATCTAAACACACGAAAGAAAAATATATAAAAGATTTTGGAGAAGATTTAGGAAAAAATAAATGGGAAAATTATGTAAATAAAAAGAAATTAACATCAAAAAGATCAATAGATTATTGGTTAAACGTTTTTGACGGAGATTATGATTTAGCTCTTAAAAATCTAAAATCTTATCAATCTAGAGGTGAAGATTTTTATGTAAATTTATATGGAGAGGAAGAAGGAAAACAGAAATGGGATAATAGAAAATCCGACCAAAGTAATAAGATATCTAAGTTGATGTTAGATAAAGATAATAGAGACAAACATATATTATCAAGAGATAATTTTATTATTAAATATGGTGAAGATGTTGGAAATAAAAAATGGGAAGAACATTTAAAAAATAGGAAAAATTTTAGAACTATTTATAATGATTTTATATTAAAATATGGAGATGATGAAGGGAAACAGAAATGGAAAGAACATATTTATAAAATTATTAAAATTGATCCAGCTTATTCAAGATCTTCGCAAATAATATTTGATGAAATATATAAATCTTTAGATGCTAACATGAGAAATAATATCTATTATGGTTCTTTAAATAAAGAATATTTTATATACGATAAGAATAGTAAAAAAATATTTTATTATGATTTTGTGATGAATGATATAAAATTAATAATCGAATTTAATGGTGATTACTGGCATGCTAATCCTAAAATTTACGCTGCTGATTTTTATCATACAATAAAAAAAATGTCAGCAAGTGATATATGGATTGCTCAACAATATAAAAATAAATTAGCTGAAAATAACGGTTATCAAATTATAGAAATATGGGAAGATGATTATAAGAAAGATAAGAATGTTATTAAAAATGTATGTTTAGATGTCATTAAAAATAAATATAAAAAAATATGAAAGAAGAATTAATTAATATAGAAAATTTAGATTTAGAAGAAGAAATAATATCTTCCATAAATTTAATAAATGATTACACAGTCGATATAGAAGTAGAAAAAGATCATCATTATATATTGAAAAATGGTATAATATCTCATAATTCGAGTATATTAGCTAATATGGCATCAGGAGGGTTAGAACCAGTATTCTTATTTGAGTATATAAGAACAGTTAGTCAACCATTTGCCCCAGACGGACTTTCAATACCAACTAACGTCGATTGGGTATCACAAACATATACACAAGATGGAAATCAAGATTGGAAATGGGTAAAAGAAGGCGATGAAAATATGTTAAAATCAGAATTTGAAAAGAATATTTATAAATTTGATAAAAGTAGAGGGTTATTGAAAGAATCAGAAGTAAAAGATTATGGTGTTCGTTTTCTTGAACAAAGAGGCGAGTGGGATCCAACCGCAGATTGGGCTGCGAATATCAGTAATTTAAAGATAAATGAACATATTGAAACCATGAAAGTTATCTCTAAATACATAGATTCTAGTATGAGTAAAACTATCAATTTACCAAATGATTATAAATATGAAGATTTTAAAAATGTGTATATTGAACTTTATAAGAGTGGTACAATTAAAGGTGGAACAACATATAGAGCTGGAACAATGGCTACAGTTATTAAGAAAAAAGATGAAGTTGAAGATACCAACACTCCTCCACCAGAAAATAATGTTCCTAAGCGTCCAAAAATTTTAGAGTGTGATGTTCTTAGATTCACCAATAAAGGAGAAAAATGGATCGGTTTCATTGGACTAAATAAAGACATGCCTTATGAAATATTTACAGGATTAGCTGATAGTTTTATTATTCCTAATTGGGTTGAAAAAGGAATGATTCGTAAAGAAAAAATAAAAAGTAAGGACAATGAATTAATTTCTAGATATGACTTTATTTATACAGACAAAGAAGGATATGAAGTTATAATGACAGGTTTAAACAGAGCATTCGAAAGAGAATATTGGAATATAGGTAAAATGACAAGTGCTTTACTTAGACACCATATACATATGCCTTCAGTAATAAGAATTATAGAATCTTTAAAATTAGACGGAGATGTAATGGGCACTTGGAAAAAAGGTATGATAAGAATGTTGAAAAAATATGTCAAAGATGATTCTGAGAAAGGAGATGAAGCCTGTAAAGGATGTGGTTCTCATAATCTAGTATACAAAGAAGGATGTGTGAATTGTTTAGATTGTGGATGGAGTAAATGTTAAGTTAAATTCAATTTTTATCGCATATTTTACGTTTTGAACAAGCTAATTTTAATATATATTTATATATGAAATTAGAAAAGTGTAATAAAAAGTGTAAAGTGTGAAATATGCGATAATCTTTTTTCACATAATCCTCTGATTATTTCACACTTTATTTAAAAGATGAACATAATATGAAATTATTTCAAGGTCAAATTAAACAATATGAGTCTTTGAGGTACTCACACTTGATTATATTATCCATCTTCATATAAACAGAACTTCCTTGAACTATGTCGTAAACTTAATATATCGAATCAAATAAAAAATGGTAATTCTTATGAATAACTTAAACAAGACAAGATTTTTGGTTATCGTACATTAACTGATTTCAGTTTTGGTAATATAGAAATAGAAATTAAATCAGAATGTATAATTGAAAAATAAAGCGGTATTGAATTACTGGAAGAGAAGGGCTGTTGAGTTTTATGATAAAAATATTTAATTATAAAAGATAAAATATATAATGAACTCTTAAAAAACAGTTCAATTAATTTAAACTATTTTTATTTTTAATGATAAAAATTCAATGGGTAAAGAATTGATTAATGAAACCATCACTGACTTGACAAATTCAAATAATTACGTGATTACTCTTTTTTTAAAACAAATAGTATAAATAATTTTTTAAAATGAATAGTGTAAATAACATGATAGATTTTTATAAATTAACAGAAAGAAACTTTGGGTTGAAAATTAATTTCATTTCAGAAGGGGTGTATAAAGATTCACCTGAAGTTGTCATTTATCCTTATTCAACTGATGAAATAAAATGTGATCAGTGTTTAAAATATACAATTCGTGTAAATTTTTTTAATAATAAGTTTTGGTTCGATTGTTTATTCAAGACATTTTTTACAACATTCGACTTCGATGAAACACAGTATATGGTTTTTAAACTATTAAAAGACATAATGAAAGAATCTAAAATTGAAAAAGATTTATTACCAGAATTGAGATATAAAATACAAAACAATTAAAAATAACATCATAGTAATAAAAAACCAACTTTTAAAGAGTTGGTTTTTTTGTTTAATATATTAATATTTCGTCATTACCTTTTATCCACTCAATGGTCATTGGTATATTTTTATATTCATATTTTTCATTAACATTAGCTGCATTTATAAAGTGAGTTCCGTTTTCAAACTTATAACCAGCCCCTCCATGTATATGACCAAAAACATGAATCTTTGGTTTAATCACTTCCAATCTCTTAGCCAATAATTCACAACCAAGATGAACGTTTCTATTTGGAACCATATCTAAATGGCCAAATGCTGGACTATGAGTGATTAATATGTCAGTATCTACTGGTATGTCATTCCATTTTTGTTCTAACTCCCATCCATCTTTGGGTAAATTAAAAGCCCAATTATAAAACTCTGGTTGCCAAGGAGTTCCATATATTTTTATTAGATTTGGATGTTCTCCTATATAAATAGCATCATCTTCTAAATAAGTAATGTTTTTATATTGAGCAAATATTTGTCTTACTTTTTCTGGATAATCTTGTACGCCAAACTCGTGATTACCAGCTATAAATATTTTATTTTTATAAATATCCAAATCATTAAACCATTTACAAAACTTATCAATCTCTTTTAAATATCCTCTACCAGTGAAATCACCAGCATGCAATAAAATATCGCCACCAGTTAAATGTTGTTCTATTTGTTTGTGTTGATTGTGAGTATCGGCTAAAAAAGTAATTTTCATTTTCTATTTATAATATTTTACAAATTTACGAAATCTTTTTCTAAAAAACAATTTACTATAACAATATATAGTAGAAAAATAACTTGTTTTTAATATTTTAATTAATTATCTTTATGTCTTATTAAAATTTTACAATAATTCATATAAAAAACCCTTCTATAATGAAAAAATCTCTCAATATCTCAATATATAAAAAAGAGCCTTTAAAGGCTCTTTTTTATATATTGAGATATTGAGAGATTTTTTCAATTGGATTTTCATCATATTTAATTCTAATTAGATTTATATTTTTTTCCAAACAAAAATCATTTTTAATGTTATCGTTATTTTTTAAATACAAAAATTGTTTTTCCCCAAAAGATGGTTTATAATGTTGAACTCCATCATATTCTACACACGTATTAAAATCGGGTAAATAGAAATCAAATTGTAATTTTTTAATATTTTTACATTCGTCAAATGTTTTTTCTCTTTCAAAAACAATATTATTTTTTATGAAAAATTCATTAAGTTGTTCCTCTCCTTTGGATCTTTTGCAATAAGGGCAACCATTACCTTGATGAATATGATTACTTAGTCTTTGTTTAAAAACTCCATGTTTTTTACATTTTATATTTAAATAAATCTCACTCATTCTTTTATTATATTCGAAATCATCATATTCATATTCTTGATTATGTATTGTTTTCAATCTGAGTAGTATATCATTTTTTGATATTTTTTCTTTATAACATTTTGAACAATGATGCCCTTTTAGGTGAGATTTGGCTATTTGTTCAAAATCACCATGTACTTTACAGGTGATTGTAACCATATTATTCATTCCATTAAAAACTGTATTTTCATAAGAATATTTATCGCCATGAATGACTTTACACTTTTCAATAAACTCTTGTGTGGTTGGAAATCTATTTTTACATTTAAAACAACCATGCCCCTCTAAATGTGATTTAGGAGATTGTTCAAAATCGCCGTGAACTTTACATATGATTATAACTTTAGTATCATTATTAATATAATTTACCTTATTATAATCATATGCATTGTTATGAATTTTACTAGATCTTTCGATAAATAAATGAGCGTTAAGTTTCACTTAATTATATATAATCAATTAGAGTCCATTATATCATTTTCTATTACTAGAAATTGTGGATGAAAATCAAACATTATAGTTTCTTCTTTATGGTCACCATCTCTAAGTTTTAGAATTTTTAAACGATACTTGTTGTGCTTCTTCATCTCCGTGTTTCTTATAATTGCCCAAAATGTATCAGCTGTTTCTGCAACAGCTTTTGACTCTGGAACATCCTGTAATTTAATATCATTAGCTCCCCATACAGATCTATCAACCTGTGTAGCAGTTACCACTGCTATATTAAATTTATCTGCTAAATATCTTAATCCTTCAGCTAAATGCTTGCCTTTTAAATAAAGATTATTGGCTAAATCCTTTTGTAGTTTACTTACAGACATAAGATTTATATAATCGAGTACAACCATATCCAGTTTGATACCTTTAGATTCTTCTAATTTAGTTAAATAGTTATCTATATCTACAATGGTACAATCGCCAGTATTAAATTTCTTAACAAATATTTTTCCAGGAGATTCAGTGTTAAAGAGTCCATTACCGGAGTTTTTGAGTTGATTTATTTTATTTTTAACGAATTGACTATCTTTACTTAGTTCATCATATTCATCAACATTTATCCTGAAACGCATAGCGGCTAGACGCTTCATAACTTTTCTTTGTGACATTTCTACAGTAATAATAGCTACATTCTTTCCTTGATTAGCCGCATTACTAGCTATATTATAAAGCCACATACTATTATGACTTAATATATCGCCTGTATAAAATCTATGATTATCATCTTCTAATTGAAGATCAAACATATTTGAACTTTTGTCTGTTATGTGAACATCTTGTACTATCTCCAAACCATTTTTTGTTTGTATCTTATCGCCAACTTTAAGATCCTTAACAAAAATCTCATCCATGTTTTCATCGAATACTATATGAGTATCAGCACACACTAATTCACATTTCTCTGTTTTTAAGAACCATTCGTCATATTCTATTGTTTTTCCTATAGCTTTAATATCAGCCCAACCGGTGTCTGTCTCTACTAGCCAATCATTAACTTCTATAGTATCTATAAATTTTCTTTCAAAATCTTGCATTTAATTTAATTATTTTTTTATAATTTTTATTATGTTTTTTGGAGATATATTATTTAAAGTATAAACTCCGGAATATTTAAAATTAATATCAGAATAAAAATTATTATCTAAATCAATAGTTGAAACTACTACTATCGCAGAAGATGTATCATATTTATTTTCCAAATATTCAGCAAATTTTATAGCATCCTCAATTTTTATTGAAAAATATATTCTATCAGGATGAAGTGAAATCTTATTGTTACTTTTTGGAATAATTCCTATTTTGTTAATTTTATTTACGTATTTTGATAAAGTTGCATGAAAAATAATTTCAGGCACAATATCTTTAATATCATATTTTGGTTCAGCACATAATACATAGTTTTGATTAGCAAGTAATTCTTCTAGTTTTGTTTGTTTATCATTTTGTATTATAGAAGTTATATGATATCCTAACGTATTCAATAATGCGAAAGTATCGTCATAATTTATTACTCCCTTGATGTATATCTCACTATCATCACCGACACTAATATTATAATCATTAAACCTTCTTTTTAAAATCTGAATTGATTTTTCTAAAGGATATGTTGTTATTAATCCTTCAGATATTATATGATTGTCGATTGTCTCCGACATTTTTTTAACGCTTTCAATATCTAGTTCATCTATTTTTTCAAGATATTCGTAATATTCAAATAGATTTTTAAATTTGAATAATTTTTTCATTTATTGTTGGTTATTGTTTTTAACTATTTAAAAAATCTATACATTTTTGAATAGTTGCTTCTTTATCTTTTTTATAATCATACTCACTGATATGTAAAACTATAAAATTTTCCATCTTTAGTTTTTCATCTCTTATATAAGATCTTTTTATATTTTCTGGATTGTCTCTATGATAATATGTTCCATCAAATTCAATAATTTTTTTTTCATTCTTTATAAAAAAATCTGGTAATACGAATCCATCATTTAATCTTAAGCCATACTCATTATTTTTACCACTATTATCTAATAATCCGTTTTTGAGAGTAGCAAAATAAATATCATTCCTTTTCTCTATTTTTTCATAAATTTCCCAAAACAATTTTTGACTTATTTTAGAAAAATTATTTTTTTTGTAGTTTTTTATCCATTTCTCTTGTCTATCTAACCATTTTTGTCTTCCTTCTATTTCACCATATTTTTCTATACATTTTTCTAATGAAAAAGTTTTTTGTCTTTCTGATATTTTATTTTTTGCTTCGTTTTCATTAAAACCTTTATTTTTCCAGTAGTCGATTTGTGTTGTATTTATATTTTTATATAATTCAGGATTATTTCTTCTTTTTTCCCAAGTTTTATTATGTATATTCTTCATCACAACGCTAACTTTTTCAATAGCATCATTTTCAGATAACCCTCTTTTTAACCAATATTCTTTTGTCTGATGTGATTTTTCTTTATGAAAATTAGGGTTTTCTTTAATTCTATTGTCCATAGTTTCTTTAATTTTTTCACCTCTGTTTAAAGCTCTCTCATTCTGTAGTTTTATAGCATCGTCTTTTGATAAATAATATTTATACATTAAAAATTCATATGTTCCGGTAGCTCTAGTTTTGCCAAGACATTCTCTAGAACCACATATTTTATGATATCCTCTTGTTAAATCTATGAACCTAGATTCGTTTTTACAAAATGGACAAACTCCCTCATCTTGCTTTTTAAAATATTTATCGTAATATAATTTTTTATCATTAATCGTATATTTATGATTTTTAACTAAATGAACAGATAGTCCTTTAATATCCTTTAATTCTTTATTACAGATTTCGCAGTTCATATATCGTTTTTTTTATATTATATATTAAAAATATGAAAAAGTTTTAATAGGCGAAACAAATATATTTATTTTTTCAACATTTTATAAAAATCTTCTATCTTTATTTGCTTGATTTCATTGGTATATTTATTTTTTACTGAAACCCTTGTCAATCCTGAAAAACATTTTCCAACATTAGTTTCTCCCATTAATACATTAAATGTTCCTTTGTCCCATCCACCATGCATAATTATATCTACATTACTCCATCCAGATGATATTTTGTTTTTATGAGTTTCTTGTTTGTGCATTTCAGGATCATCAAAATCTGCACCCAGATCTTCAGTTTCATTTATGATATTTAAATTTCCAAACATTGATTGTAATCTTGTCGCAACATCTGTTACGGTATCTAAATCCAATTCTTTTATATTACGAATTAGATCAATGGCACTATAAACATCGTTCCTGGCTATATTAGCTAATCTCCACGAAGAGAATTTATTTTCTAGCCAATCCTGATTATGTACAGAATTATCGTTCTTTAAAATGGCTTTAATTACGTTATTAGATATCTTCTCTTCTGGATCTTGCAATTTTATCATTGCTACTATTTGTTGAAGGGATGGTGTTTTTTTATCTTTGGCGACCAAAAATTCACCTCTTATTACTCTATAAATAAATTGAATATCTTCATTTTTAAAAAATTCTGGTTCTATTTTTTCAAATTGTATAGGGTGTTCTAATATCCAAGAGAAAAAATATTTCTCCATTTGGGCATTCATTACTTCTTTTTCATTCATATGTTTCTAAATATTTTTTGTAGGAATATAGATATTATATTCTATTTAGCGAAAAGGGTTTAAAAATAAAAAAAAGAATATTGTCTTATAATATTCTTTTTTCTTTCATATAATTTTAAAATTGGTATATTACATCCAATCATCGGTCGGATCTTTTTGTTTCGCATATACAACTATTGTAGATATAATAATGATCGCCAAAATAATATATAAAAATATTTTATTTGTTATCCGCTGACTTTTCATACTATCAGTTTCATAATCATTCTTAATTTTAGTAATTTCAGTTGATATTAAATTGTAATCATATAATAATCTAATGGAATTTTCTTCATATGTATAACCCTTTTCAATTCTATTAATTAGATTTAATAACGGCGGACTTATATCTTTTTCATATTCCTTGATCAGGGGCATCGAATACTTAATTATTCTTATTACATCATAATTATATAATTTATAATTGGATTCATCCCGATAATCTTTTTCTAATTTTTTAATAGCATCTAAAATGTCTGTAGTTTTTTTATCGTTTTTAATAATTTTTTCATCTCTTAATTCGTCTATCATGTCGTATAAATCTATTCTATAAAGTTCAAGTTTTCTTATAAAATCTCTATTGTTCGTTGAATCAATATTAATTCTACGGGGGGTATCATTGATATCATTTATTGAACGTTGTAATGAATAATATGAATACATTCGAATGACATCATCATATCCATCTCCCCTAGCATTGGTTGGAAATAGACTAGATAAACCAAGTAATATAGAACCTATTGTTGTTGCTTTACTTTCTTTTATATAATCATCATATTTTCTAATATTCTTCATATATTGTTTTTTTTTTTGTTATATATTAAATATATTTACAAGAATAAATAAAAGTATGTCATTGAAGTTCACTTGAAGGTTATGAATACCCAATGATTGAGAAAGATTTACTTAAAACAAAAACACAAGAAGGTGATGGAGTTGATTATATTCAAAATAACCATAAAACTTATTAATTAAAAAAGAGGCATAAAAAATATGCCTCTTTTTTAATGTTTAACTAAACAATTTATCATCAATATCACTGTCTATTTCAAAATCTGGATCCTGTTCAAAATCTGAATATTGTTCATCTAATGCTTCCATTTCAGATTGGAATTCTTCAAAAGATGCATATCTAAAATATTCATAAATAATTGGTTCTAATGCTTCCAAAACTTCTTTAGTAAAAACTTTGCTATTATAGAGTTGACTATCGAATAAAGTTTTATCTAAATGTTTTACATACCATTTAGAACCATTTTCATATGTTATTTCTCCAGTTTTCTTATCAACAACAGGTTTAACCTTAGCTATACCTACTTTATTAAAATTTTCCACTGTACAGAATTGATCCAACCCTTTATAAGGATTACAACCTTTTGCGTGATCTATTTCAAATTTGATTTTTTTAGGTTTAGCTAATCTATTTTTCCGAGACATTGCTGTGATAACTGAACCAAGAGACCCGGTTGACATTTCATCACGATCTTTATCTTCTAATTTAGCTTTTGATAAATATATAATAACAGAAGCTAAATAATTTAATCCTTCACCCCCAGTTTGAACTGTTTGTGGAAATAGATCTTGTGTATTGTGAGATACTATTCCGTTTTTCAAAATATAATGATGACTTCCTTCTACATTAATATCATAAGTAGTTTCTAATTCTTCCATATGTTCAATTTTTTGAACCTTTATACCTTTATATTCCATTTATAATTTGTTTATTTTTTTGTTATTTTATTCCATTTTTTATAATCGTCATTATTTATAATGATAAACTCGAAATTAAAACCATTAGATAAGCATGAATCTTTTTTAAGATTATTAATTTCTAAATCAGTTTGATATGTATAATTTGATTTGACTTCATATATGATAATATATCATTAGATATTAATTTTGAAATACCATTTATCTACTCTAATCAAACTTATCTAATGTTTTTTTTTAATTTGAGCAGATAAAATTATATCGCCTTCTTTTAATTCATTCGCTGTTATCCAACAGTCGTCGTTTTCGTCAGAAACCCAATTCTCTTTAATCAAGAATTTATGTTCTGGTGTACATTTTATTTCATCACCATTTTCTAGTGTGATTTTAATTATCGGTGATTTGGGATACTCAACTGTTCCTAATACTTTTTTATCACCATTTAATGTTTTTACAAAATCACCATCCTTTAAATTTTCTATTAATTTATAATTACCATCAGACATGAGAACTTCATGCCCGGCTGTAATACAGAGATACGTGTGATTTGTTGCTAGGAGAGGAATGCCTAAATAACCTAAATCATCAATAATAATACGCAACATAGATTTAGTAGCCTTGGCCCTTGACATGTCTTGTTTATCATTACCTTTAATAGCATCTTCAATTTCTTTTTTTGAAGCTAATGCGCCGAGGGAATCGATAACAAACATTGTTTTACTAACGTCTTCACCTTTTTCTTTAAATTTTTTTAATTCATCTAAAAGTTGAGCTAAAAATATTTTTAAATTTTCTACTTTATTACTTCTAATGAGAATAAATTTGTTAGGATCTGATGTGTCAATTCCAAACATATCAAAATCTGGATTTTCTATAGCAAATTCTGTGTCTATATAAATAACATTATATCCTTCTTTTTGTGCATTTCTAACTGTATTCAAACAAATATAAGATTTACCTGTTTGTGTAGGCCCAGCAAAAATAGTAAATCTATTAGAAGCAATACCCCCGTTAAGAATACTTTTAGAAAGTAGTGCATTTAGGATGTAAATACCAGTTGAAATATAATTTCTTTCGGTTCTTAGATTGTCTATTGTGAGCATAGATTTTTTGGAAAGGTTTTCTATTACACTAGACACTTTCCCTAGATTGAATCCATTGTCTTTTGATTTGGAAACGGTTTTAGCCATATATTAAATTTTTATTATTTTTTTAATGATCAATTAAGTGATCTATTGACTTTTTAGATTATTTAAATCAAAAAGTTTAATGAATTATTTGCTTTGAACCATTTTATTTAATATATATCAAAAAACAAAGATATAAGTATGAATTTCTATCTCACTTTATGCAAAAATCGAAAAAAGTTTTATAAATATGTTAAAGTAAACAGAATAAAAAATAAAGTTATTATAGATATCAAACTAGCATTGGAAGAAAATGAAATTTATGATGATAAATATAATGATTATTTTAATTTAATGATTTATACTAGAATAATGCAAAATATTAATAAAGGAAAAGATATATATTATATACCAAATTTTAATAATGAAAAATTAGATATCAAAGAAGTATTAAAAATTAAAGACATTCTTAAAGGTGGAGCTAATTTTAATGTTCTAATGTTTTTTGATGAATTTAAAGAAGATATTAGAATTCAAAATGATGTTTTGACAAATATTGATATTTTTGATAATACTCAAATTTTGAAAGATTATTGATTATATAATACAAAACAATCTCCATCGTAATTACCAGTATTCAATATAGTATCTTCAAAATATACTCTATTTGAATGACTAACTCCTTCTACTTTTTTGATTTCACCAGTTTTTATGGGGTGTATCTCCTCACCAACAAATTCTCCATCGTCATATCTGTTTTCAACATCTTTAATACATATGACATAATCACCTCGTTTTGCCCCTGTTATTAATAAAGTATTTTCGCTATAGAGTTTAATATTGTTATCCAATTCGAGCTTTCCTTTTTTATACCAACGAACACTTTCCATGATTTCGTAAGTTTTATTAAATTTTTTAAAATGCTTTATCATTTGATATTGTCGATTGTGTTTAATTTAAAACTATATATATATTTTTCATTTTGTAAAACATTAATTTTAATATATAAAGAAAAAAGGTTTTTTAATGCACACAGAATATTCTTTCTTATTTGACCCTAGTTTAAATTTAAATACAATTACTAATCAAGATAATTTGAGTAATATATATGGTAGACATATAATGGTTAGCGGAAGTACTCTACAACAGGGTATTTTAGTGTATAAAAGACCTGACGTATATGGAACTGCCAATATTAAAAATTATTTAGCCAATGATGTTCACAGAAATGATAACGATGGTGATCCGTATATACAATTAATTAGGTATTTTGATCAAACTAAATTAAAATCAATGCGTCTCAGAGCAGCTGATTTTGCTTATTTAAAAGATATCGGAGTTTATCCAATAAATCGTCTTTGGATACTTAGAAGATATCCAGATAATGTGATTGTTCCGGATAAACCAACTGATTGGGGTGAAAATTCTCAAGAACCAATATCTACTGTAATTGGATGGATAAAAGATGGGGAAAATGAATCTATGTTTGATCTTTCATTCGGCGAAAATTGGACAGATCAAACAGATATGATAGATCAAGTTATGTCTAATATGTTAGAAAATGAATTTGGTATCCACCTTAAAGCCGGAATGGCTATACCTGGATGGAGTCAGGGTATACTTTTCGGTATGTTAAACGCGATGGGATTGACTAGTGATTATAGTGTAGAAAATGTTCCAACAGGAGATCCAAATGTACTTAGAGTGGCTAAAATGAGAGATATTATGTCTCAGAGTTTAAGATCAGAATTAAGTTTTAAATTAGAAACTTGTTATGAACAGAAATACATAAACGGAATAGATCCAGGACAAGCGTTTTTAGATGTAATGACTAATTTATTTAAAATGGGAACTTCTGATCAAAGATTTATATTAAATAGTGGAAAATTAGTTGGAAAATTTATGAGCATGCTTAATCAAAAAAATGCAAGTGGCGGACAGTGGTTAAGATTAATTAATCAATTTGTAGAGGCGTTTAGTCTTGGTATTAGTAATTTTTTTAAAGAAGTTAAAGATTTAGGAGCTTCTGTAAATGCACAACAAGAAGAACCAACTACAGCCGGAGCATTAAGATCTTCATTGACCTCCAGTATATCAGATTATGTACAAGGGGCAACTCAAGTATTACTTAATGGAACAGTATCTAAATATCGATGGCCATTAAAAGGTTCTATTGCTCTTATGTCTGGTTTATCAACAACACCTTGGCATTTAACGATAGGAAATCCTTATTCCCCTATTATAAATCTAGCTAATATACATGTAAAAGATGTTAAAATAAAAGGAAGTAGTGATCTTGGTTTTAATGATATGCCAGTTAGAATAGAAGTATCGATCGATGCTACTCTTGGTAGACCATTAGGAAAACAAGAATTGGAAAAAATGTTCAATAATGGATATAAGAGAGTATATTCTAAAACAAGAATAGATGAATGGGCGGCAATGGATACTAGAAATAATCATACGACAACTAGCGGAGAAAATACACAAGATAGTTTAGCTAGTAGAATTGAAAATGCAAATACCCCAACACCACAAAATCCTTAAAAAAATAAATAAATATGAGTTATTTATATACTAACGAGAACGCAATAAGAAGCAAAAAACAAAATAATTTAATTGATATTATAAATCCATTAGTTATATGGAATGATAGTATTGAGTATTATGCTCACGTAGTTTCCTTGGAAGAAGAAATGCGCCCAGATTTAATTTGTTATAATATATATGGAAATTTTGAATATATAGATGAATTTTTAACTTGGAATAATATTTTAAATCCGTGGAGTATAAAACAAGGACAAATAGTAAAATATGTCAATGAAAGTGATATATCTATTCTTAAATTACAAGCTACCGAAGATAGTTCAGAAGTAACGAAATCACTTGTAAATCCAAGTAAAGATAATAAAAAAGATCCAAATAGAGAACAAGGAACCGGACTTATTCCTACGATCAAACCGTCTGGTGTTAAGGAGGTGGAAGTTGATTTTAATAATAAGAAAATAAAAATAATGGATAGTTTTAAATGATAGAAGTCATCAAAAGATCTAATAAGAAATTAAAATCCATAGAGTTTTCATATAAAGAAACTGTAAAGGATATCGATGCTACTAATTATGCCGGAGAAATAGGTAAATTACCATTTGTTGTTATAAATGGTGTGAACATAGAATCAAAAGATATAAAATATTTTAGATTATATAATGATAAATTTTTACCGGAATTAGATATGATTTTTACAGATCCTACAAATAAAATTTTTGATTCATATTATCCATTAGATCAACAAATTATTAGTGTTTTAATAAAATCTAATGAATCATTACTTATGTCTATACGAATGGATTTCTGGGTGACTGAATTTAAATCAGTTAAAAATAAAGAAGGAGATTCGGACAAGAAAATATACACACTGCATTCAGAATTAAATGTACCTTACATAATTAAAAATAATAGTAACAGGGGAACTAGTTATGAAGTTTTACAAGACATAGCAGAACTAGCCGATTTAGGATTTGCGTCAAATATGAATGGTACTAATGATAACATGACATGGATAAATTGTGGAATTGATTACATAAGAGAACAAGTTCCAGAAATAGTTAAAAGAGCATATATAGACGATAACACTTTTGTTTGGTCGTATATAGATTTTTGGTATAATTTAAATTATATAGACATTGAAAAACAATTAAATATTAGCACTCAGTACGATGAAGGATTAATAGGACTTAGTTTATCTTTAGATTCAGAAAAAAATGATACAATTCCGTTAATTCTATCTAATCATCCTAATTATAGTGCTACAAATCAATATATAAAAAAGTTTAATTTAATTAATAATTCGACTGAAGTTAATCATGAACTAGGTTATAAGCCCCACGTTTATTACTATGATATAAAAGAAAATATAATAAATAATTTTTTATTGGATCCTATATCAACAAAAGGAGCAAACAATGACAAAATAGTAATGAAAGGGCAACCAGATGATAACGACTATGGTTTAAATCAACAAAAGAATTATTTTTTAGGAAAATCTGATACTGATAATTCTCATAAAAATTATTTATATGCTGAATATAATAACGATCATAATTTAGAATTTTTACAAAAAATTAGAATGAGTATAACGATTGAAAATTCAAATTTTCAATTGTATAGATTTCAGCCAGTAAAAATTGAATTATATAAACTATTAGAATTGGATGATAATTCAAATCCTATTACATCACAAGAAGCTGTTACTAAAAATGTTGATAAATATAAGTTAAATGAACGTTTGAGCGGAGATTGGTTAATAATAGGTATAAATTATACATTCATGAGTGGTAAAGGTAAAGACCAAATGGTTCAAGAAATAACTGTTGCCAGAAGAGAACTTGGTGCTAGTAAAATAGATAAAAATGAATAACCTAAATAGATGGAAGATGCTAATATAATGAAGGCTCGTAAATATGTTAAGGGATATGAGCAAATGGATTTAAGAGCGGATGAAAACACTGAAAATAATCTATATGATATAAATCCAATAGGACCAGAAAGAGAAGTCATAGGTGATTTTGTTCAAGTACAGACAATGGTCGATTATGATACGGAGCATTTCAAATACACGGATTTTAATGATCCTCTGTATATGTATCAAGATCCATTATTTCCGACATTTGATATCATATTAGATACAGAATATTCACCTCTTCTTAGTAACAGGCAAGGCATAAGTTCCATTCAAAGTTTTTTAAATGATTATTCTTCGATTTCTAGTATAGGTACAAGGCAAAAAATTTATAATGAATTTAAAAATACTCTTTATAAATTATTCAATTCTGGGTTTAAAGATATAGATAGAAACAAATCATATTATATTAATAGTATATCTGGATTAGATAAATTGACAGCTAAAATAGTTGATTTTGAAAAAGATAATATAACTATAACTATGAACGAAGATGTGTCCATGATAACAACATATTTATCACAATTATATAATAATTTATCATATTCATATAAAGATCAAAGATATATGTTTCCAGCCAATCTTCTTAGATTTAATATGTATATTAAAATACATGATGTTAGAAATATGGTAAATATTATACCAAAGTATAAACCATTTGATAGTAATTTTAGTGGAGAAACATACACAACGTCTTTTGATAAATCATATCAAATATATTATTTACAAGATTGCACATTTAATTTTTTTAAATCTAAGTTTTTTGAAGATAATATAACAGTGGGTGGATTTGATGCTTCTATAAGTACTACGGTGGCTTCAATTAAAATGGATATCACTTACAAATCCATTTCAATTGAATCTGGATTTCCTCTTATAAAAAATGCTATTACAGATATAAAAAGTAGTGCATTCATTCTACAAAATAAAGCACAGAGTTTAGAAAGTTCGTTGAGCAACAATCAAGTATTTATTAATAATGAAAAAACAGTTGAAACATTTCGAGATGAAATAGAACAATTAAAATCCCCTAGTTTAAATAGTAATGACCCGTCTAATAATAATGGTAGTAATGTTGATGAAGATTTTTCTGCATTAAAAACTTATTATGAACTGAAAAATTCATCGAGAACTTTCGAAATGATGAATATGACGGGGGTTGGATTAGAATATGATATCAATCAATCATATAAAGGAAACATACTTTCACCCGGAAAACTAGATAGACCTTATATGGGAGATGTACAAGTTTCACCTGGTTTTGAACCTAGATGGTATTATAGTGATACTTCTGCTCCAGAAATATCAGAAATGAAGCAAAGTATTTTAAATCAAATTAACATCGGAGGTGGTTTACAAATTCTTCCTTTCGTCATAATCGATTTATTCATGGGTGGATATCACGGTATGCAAGATGGCTCATTTATATCTGGTTATAGTTCAGATTTTATATATGCGCCAAGAGGAGCTAAAAATTATAATAATGGAGATATATTTAATCCACAAGAATTAAATGGCGACACCATTTCAGATTTGGATATACAGAATAATTTAAATAAATTGAATCAAGAAATAATTCCTAATTATCCGACTGGTGGTCAATTATTATCAGACCCTAACGTCCTTAGTGGTGAAATAATACCAATAGATCCAACTGTGATAGATCCTTATTTGTTAGATGGAGATGTTATTCCAGGTTCAATAATTTTACCCGGTGGGGTTTTTTCGGATCCAACTGTATTAGATGGCGAAAATTTAAACTATCAAATACCATTAGATATATTTTTAGATGGATTATTTATACCTATGAATTGGCATGTGAATGCTCCACTTGAAGGCTCTATTCAAATGGATTGGAATGAAAAAGATCCACTAGAAGGATCTATTCAAATGGATTGGAATGAAAAAGATCCATTAGAAGGAATTATAGAGATGTCTTATAATGTAAAAGATCCACTAGAAGGTTTTATTGAAATGTCTTATGATGTAAAAGATTTATTGGAAGGTTTTATTGATATAAATATAAAACCCAAATTAGAAATAGAAGGAAGAATTTCTCAAGATATTAAAGTAAAGGAACCACTTGACGCTAAAATAGATAATTCGTTTGATGAACGTGAGTTTTTGAATTTAATTAAACCAGAATATGATATTTTTATAAAATCACCTTTATCGGGATTTATAGATCAAACCATAAAAGAAAAACCAGATTTTAATAAAGTAATACTTTACGAATATCCAGAGTTTAAAAGAGACATAGACATGGGTAGTTTATATTTGAATATTACTAAAGAAAATATAATCCCAATAGTTTATCTTTATTCTAAAACAGATAAATTCAAAACTTTAGTTGATTATTATTTATACAACAAAGTATTCAGTGAAGCAAAAAATCCAAATGCTTCAATAGTTCAAACAATAAAAGAAAAAACTCCATTAAATTTAATTTATTCGTATAATAATGAATTAAATATATATAAAACGATAGAAAATGTTAGGCTTTATAACAATGAAGTTAATAAAGTTAATAACATGATTGTTAATTATGTATTTGAAGAATATCCTATAAAATATGCAATTGAAGAAGTAAGATTGTATAATAACACAATCATTCCAGCTTTAATGCCAGAGATATATTTATACAATAAACAAGAACAGAATAATTATTTAATAAATGATACTGTTTATCAAATGACGATTAATGAATTTGGTAATAACATACCGAATGGACTTAGTATTGATACTAGTATGAAAGAAAAAACTTTTACAAATTTGGGTAAAATTACTGAAAATGTACCAGAGAAAAAAGAAACTATTCTTCCTATGTTATATGAGCCATCTAGGATTAAAAAACTCCTCGAACCAGTATTATTATATGCACCTGTCGAAAAAATTAAATTTGAAAAGATTGATAAATTATATGAAAATGAAGAATATATTGGTAACATATTTAAATCTAAATTATTAATGAAAGAAACTGATTTTGAAGAATTTGGAAAACGTTTAGATGATGTAAAAATAGAACAAAATAAGATAATGTTGAAGAATTTCCCATACACGACAATGTCATATAAACCGATACTTGAAGTCGAAAATGAAAATAAACGTGACAAGACATTAGATAAAGAAAAACTCGATTCCTTGATAGCTTATAAGAAATCACTAAAAGAGGAATATATTACCATTAAACCGATTATGGATAAAGACAGTGAAATGGTGTTCAAATTAGAGGGTAATAAAATTAATACAGAAAGGAGAGAAAGAACAAATAAGGAAGAATATGAACATAATATCTCATCTTTAAATGATGAAGATAGATTGGTTAAGAAAAAAATCGTAGATGAATATGAACCTCTAAAAAGGAGTTTGGAAGTAGTAAAAATTGATCAAACCATAACATATAAAGCACCATTCAAAGAATCATATATAGACAAGTCTGAAGATGTCCCTGTTCCTGAAAATGATTCAACACTCGAAGGTCAAAGAATAAATATTGATATAAAAGAAGAAGATTCAGAAAAAATGGGTAATGTATTTGATGATGAAATAGAAACAAAAGACCGAAAATATCTTGTAAACAATGAAACTTTGGATTATAATTCTGAACCTAGAAAAGTTTTAGCAACAGAACAATTAGATACTCAAATCAAGAAAAAAGAAAATCTTAACGGTGATTCTATAAATAAAAATATATAGCTTAAAAAATTAAATAGTATATCAAATAATGAAAGATTTAGATAAATTATGGGTTGGATTAGTTGAAGAAAATATTGATCCGGATCGATTAGGTAGAGTTAAAATAAGAGTACAGAGCATATTTGATGATATACCTGTTGATGATATTCCTTGGGCGCATCCAGTTAAAACCCTAACTGGTAAAGCTTTTGAAATACCAGCTATTGGTAAAATGGTTTCTGTATTTTTTCCTAATGATAATATATATGAACCATATTATATGTATTCTGATCATTACAACCCAAATCTTCAAAAGAAATTAAAGGATTATAGTGATGATGAATACCCTAATTTTACAGCGCTCGTCTTTGATCATAAAACAAAAGTGTTTTCTGATGATAATAATTTAACAATGGATTATCTATATAATAGAATAACCGTAGATAATGAAGGTATAAATTTAGAATTGAAAGATAATCAAAGAAAAGTAAATATAGGTACCAAAGCAGCTTCACAACAAGCTGTACTTGGGAATCATTTTTTTGATTGGTTCGACAAATTTATAAATAAAATGGTAGAGCCAAATTCTATGATAGGTAATTCTAGTGCCCCTATACTTAAACCTGAATTAGATTTACTGATGGTGGAATATCAAACTTTAAGAGAAACATTTGTTTCAGATCATGTATATATCGTTGATGATTTAAAAGTAGAAAAACTTGATATGCCATATAATAGTCCCATAGCTGATGACGGGGTTAAAATAAACGCAACGTCGGTGGCTGGAAATAATCCAGGTCAAACAGATACAAATAGTCAAGAGCTTTCAGATAAAATAAAAGCACAGAAAGAGAAGGAATTGGAGATATTAAAAACTGCAACTCCTAGTGATGCCAAAGAGGAATTCGCTACAGCTGATGATCCAGAAGGATTCGATGAAGACTATTCTGTATACAAAGAAATAAAAACAGATTCAAGTGAAGAAATTGAAATCACCAAACAAAGATATGATGAAATAAAGAATAAAGAAATGACTCAATCTGAACTTGAAACATATGAATTTGTAGAATTACAAGATGATGCTGATTTAATGATATATCAAATAAAATATGACGGGATAGATCAAGATGTTTTAGATGAAGGTGGGTTTGTATATGTTGCATCAGATAGTACAATATATATAGATAGTAGTGAAACTTCAAATATCGCAACTTCGTATACTGGCGATAAAAAAGGTTCAGCCACAAATTGTAAAGATATTAATGCCTCTACATGGGGGTATAATATGCAACTTACTAATAGTTTTACCTTGGCGGATTTTACCACAAAAACAGTGTATCCATATAGAGTTCCAGAAGTAAAGAAAGTTGGGGGTTCATATTTAACAAAATATGATATTGCTTGTAATTTAAAAGCTTTAGCTAAAAATATTGTTGAACCATTGAAACAAGAATGTATATCTAGAAAAATAGGCATGTTGATTACGAGTGCATTTAGAAATAAGGGGGGTTCTACTTCACAACATGAGAGCGGTCAAGCTGTGGATATTCAATTTCCTGGTTTAAAGAAAAAAGATTATATAAATATAGCTGTTTGGATTTATAATAATCTACCATATGACCAACTTTTATTTGAACATAAAGATGCTACTAGTGTGTGGATCCATGTTTCTTATAATTCTAAAGGTAATAGATCTATTAATTCCGCTAAACCAAAATATGCTACTTTTTATAATGATAAAACATATAAGAAATTAGCATTGGTTCATGTTTCTGGATTTAGATATACTTAATCAAAAATTAAACAATTGCCACATATTAGTATAAAAGTAACAAAGTTAAAATATTAAAAATGGCAATTAAAAATCAATTATTTTGGAGAAAATATAGACCCAAAACTCTTTCTAGTATGGTCATACTTCCTCGTATAAAAAGAATCATAGAAAATGGGATACAACAAGATTTAATATTTCATGGACACCCAGGTACTGGTAAATCTACACTGGTAGAGATTCTTCTAAAAGATAAGCATTTTATGAAGATAAACGCATCTATGGAAAATGGTATAGATACTCTAAGAGAAAAAATTATGGATTTTTGTGAGACTTTACCCAGCCCTTTTGTGAAAACAACTGATAAAATAAAATATGTTTATTTAGAAGAGTTTGATAAAGTAACAAATGCCTTTCAGGATGGTTTTAAAGCTTTCGTTGAAAAATACGATGACAGGGTTCGATTTATAATTTCAATGAATGACATAACAAATGTCATACCAGCTCTAAGTTCTAGATTTACCAAAATATGCTTCAATCCGTCCAATGACGAGGAGAAAAGTTATCTTATGACAGGTTATACTAAATACCTATTAAGTGTCGCTAAACACTCTAAAATAGATATTTCAGAGGGTGCAATCACAGGAATAATGAGTAAAAATTTTCCTGATTTGAGAGCATCTGTTCAAGATTTACAAACTATTTTTATTACTGGTAATCCAGATACTATGGCGAGTGGTAATTATAGCGACGTACTCTCTTTTATTTTAAATGGACAGAACAATTTATCAGATAATTTTTATTTTGTGATGGATAACTGGGTTAATCAACCAAAAGATTTAATTGATGTCTTAGGTAGACCATTATATTATCATCTTTTAAGAAATAATCCAGAAATCATCAAAACAAAAGGTTTAAAATTATTAGATATAACGAAGCAGTATAATGCTGAATTTGAAATAACTACGGATCCACCATTACATGTAGTTTCTTTAATTTGTGAATTAAAGAAAATACTAAACGAATAAATGTAAATGAACTACTATGACACTAAAGATGTCGTAGTTTCCAGAACCTAAACGAGTTCTTTCTCTTTCAACGCTTCAGCGCCTGTACCATCAAATGATGGTCTAATTTTGGCTCTGCGTTTGTAATCGGAAGTCCCTCCCGATATATCTTTTCTACATCCTTCATTGAGGATATTGATTGCTGCATTTACATCTCTATCATGAATTTCACCACACTCTTTACAAGTCCAAGTTCTATCCTTCAGTTTTAATCCACTATGGATATAACCGCATTTACTACAGGTTTTACTTGAAGGAAAAAACCTATCTATATGAACGATTTCTTTATCATTCCATTCTGCTTTATATGTTAGTGTTTCTATGAATTTACTCCAACTAACATCACTAATAGCTTTTGCTAATTTATGATTTTTCATCATACCTTTAACATTCAAATCTTCAAGGTAGATTGTATCAAATTGATTTACAAGGTTTAATGTAGTTTTATGAATTAAATCCATTCTTGAATTAGTTATCTTTTCATGGATTTTTGCTACTTTAATTCTTTGTTTTTCATACCTTGAAGAGCCATTTTTTTTTCTTGATAGATGTTTTTGATTTTTGGATAATTGTCTTTCATAGTGTTTAAGAAATCTATGGTTCTTGATTTTCGTTCCATCAGATAACACTAAAAAGTCTTTAATTCCTAAATCTATTCCTACTGATTGATTAGTTTTAACTGAAGAAGTATAATTCATTTCAGATAATACACTAACAAAATACTTTCCAGTAGGTGTTTTACTTAATGTTGCTTTTTTTATTTTTCCCTTAATTTCTCTTTCCATTATCATTTCAATACCTTCTTGAAATTTGGGAATTATAATTTTATTTCCTTCACTTCTAACAAATTGTGGACAAGTAAATGAATTTCTTGATTTTCTTGACTTAAATCGAGGAAATTGAGTTCTTTTATTAAAAAATCCTTGATACGCAGTCTCTATACATTTAAGTGAATATTGAAGTGATTGGGAGTTAATTTCTTTTAACCATTCAGTTTCATCATTCTTTTTTAATTGAGTTAAATAGCCTGCTTGTTTATTATAAGTTATTGATTTCTTGTTATTTAGATATTCTTCTTTTCTTTGGTTAAGGAAGTAATTATACACATATCTGACTGAGCCAAAATGTTTATTTAAAAGAATTTCTTGTTCTTTTGTTGGTTTCAATTTAAATTTATATGTATATTTAATTTCTTTCACTTATTCTTATTTATTCTTAATATATCTTTTTACTTAAACTATATATAATTAAAAATATATCACTTTTTTCATTTCTGGAATATAAATTTATTTTCTTTTTTATATATAATAACATGATTAAATTATGTACCGATTTTTTAAATGAAAAACTTGGATATAGAGAAGAAGTAAGCCTTCTTACAGATTTTATTTGGAAGAAGTTTAAAGAAGGCGAAAGAAAGATAGATTGTAGAGAATTCGCAAAGAATAATTTGAGTTTTGAAATTGATACTATCTATTTAGATATAATTAAGGATTCTCAAAGTGATGCGGCAATGTCTATATATTACGATGATGAAGAATATAAGTTAAATAAGTCAGCGTTAATAGATATTAATATCCATTATCATCCCACAATAATGTGTCTCGAACATGAGATAAAACATCTTTTTGATTTTATAATTAATAATGCTGATTATTTAAGGACTAAAAAAGCATTTATTCCATTTCAGAATTTTCAAAAAAATGATAAATTAATAAATATAATCACCGTCTCTTATATAGTTCAAACAGATGAAATAGGAGCATATTTACATAGTGATATTAGAAATTACAAAAAAAATAAAAATAAATATAAGACAGTTAAGAAATTCGTGATGCATTCTTCCACGTATTATAATTACAAATTCTTAATTGATACTGATATAAGAAACGATATATCAAGTTTAACTTTCCAAGAAAAATTAGAGTTCATGCATGTTTATGATAAATTAATGCATATTATTAAATATATTGAAAAAAAAGATTTCTTTTCAAAATTAAAATCTAAAATAAAAGAATTATTAAAAGTAAAAGATTATGAAGACAAACAATACAGCGAACAACAAGTAGATGCTTTTTTTAATAAATTCATTAAAGATATTGAGATTAAGAAAAAATTATTATTAAAGAATCTAGGAAGGTTATATACAATAATAACAGAATATAATAATAATCTATAGTAATTCATTCTTTTTTAATTAATATTATTATCAATTTTCGATAAAATTGACATTTTTAATAATTAATATATAGTATTAAAAAAAACAATGAAAAAGATGAAAACACCAGCAACAGAACCAACTCAGGTTGGAGCTACAACATCTGCAAAAGATTCTAATACAAAGAGTCAAAACATTGGAATTAATATTATTTGGGATTCTAATTTAGGAAATGGTGTATCACCAGATGGTCCTATTACATTGAATAACGGTGAGATTATGCAATTATCATATGAATTTTTAGATGGAAATACTTTCCAAGAAGGTTATCAAATTAATTGGTATACTAACGATCAACAAATTGTTCAAGCATATTGGGATGGAAAAATAAAAGCCCAATGGATAGGAACATGGTTTGGTCCAACATATCCTAATACTACAATTATAAGTCTATTTTGTTATCGTCCTAATCCGAAATATGATCCGAATAAACCTAAAAGTAAACAATGGTTAGATCCTTATCAGGATTATATAGTAGTTAAAGTTGAAGGTTAATTTTTATAAAAAACTTCTAAAGAAAAGAACTAAATCTTTAGTTTAGTTGTAGTTAATCTATAAATAGAACTTTAATTTTTACTCCATTCAATTTAAAAATCCTAATAGTAAAGAATATAATTTGAAAATGGACAATAAAAAGATTCGACAATTTTTAAAAAATAAAAAACCCACAAAAAATTGTGGGTTTTTTATTTTTTAAATTAAACATTTAAATTAGTCATCTAAATCTCCGAATAAATCATCAAATGATTCTTCTTCTAAAGTGTCAGTTGTTGGTGTTTTCACACTATTTTTCTTAATGGAATTTTCTGCGTATTGGAAATTACTTCCATTGAGAATATTCACAATTTGTTCTACGTTAGAACGTTTTTCATCGTCCCAACCATCTTTATTAGGAGCGTGATCATCAAGATTTACACTCGTTGGACGTCCCATTACAACTTCTCTAATCTTAGCCTGCCATTTCTTGTCAACTATCATTACTTTACCATCATCACCTGTAACTGTTGGAGGAGTAACAAACTTAGCTGCTTTCTCGTTCCAAATTTTTAAAGGACTTGATGCTAAAAATGTACTTGTGTCATAATTTGGCATTTCAATCTTACCTGGTCCATTTGGAGAAGGAGTTAATACATTTTTAATAATCAATTTAAAATCTTTACCTGTAACAAAATCAAAAATATTACATTTTTCACCTGTTACTTCACCAGTAACCTCAGCATTGATTTTAGCTTCGATTTTAGGACCATAAGGATAAACTAAGATTTTACCTATCAATTCTGGATGTTGTTCATCTTCGATTACCATTACATAAGAATAATACTTAGTACTTCTCTTGATCAAACTTGCCTTAACTACGTCTGCTTGATTATTGGATTTATAAAGTTTCCAAAAAGTAGCACACAAAGGACAGGGTGTCTGTTGAGAAATATTTTTTTCACAATCATAATATCCTGATAATGTGTTCAACCCATCAAGAGGTCCCTCCGGTTTTACGTAATGGACATACTTTCTAATAGCAGCTGGACCAGTCCCGCTACCATCTAGATAAACGTTTCTCAAAAATCTGATTGTTGCTTTATAGCCTGCTCCCCTAGGGTCTGCGGCGTCTTTTACATTTGGACGATAGATACCATCCTGATTTTTACTTTCTTTGTTTAAGAAAGCTAATTCGTCATTTTGATCTTCTGACTGATCAAATAAGAAATCTTCATTGTTACTCATTTTGCCTACGATTTTTTTTTATTAATGAAAGCCTAATTGTTCCCTCATTACTTCATTTAATGCCTGAAAAAGCCATTTAGTGTTCTGCGCAGAACCACATTTAATTTATGTTAAAAAGTTTAAAAAGTTTAAAAATTTTAACAATATGTTATATATTAAAAAATATAATTCAATAATATTATTTATATTGATGAATTAAAAAATTGTTGTAATTTTTTAATAGATTTTTTATCTTCTTTAAATTCTTCAAACGCGATGTTCATAAGAGAGTTCATCAATCTTCCTGTTAGTGGACGTTCGAATCTTTGATCTAAAAATTTTGTAAAATCCTCATCTACTCCTTCAAAATTATTTATCATTTTAATACAAAATTCATCGAAACTAAAATTTGGTTTATATTCTTGATCTATATCTTCTTTAAGAAATTCTATAAAACTATCATGTATTCTTTTGTAAATAATGATATCTTCTACTATATCATTTTGTATAAGCTCTCTTATTGTCATATATATTAATTATTCCAATTTTCTTCACCGAATGGGTCTTCTTCATTAAATATTCTACCTTCATCTATTTTTTTATACTGTGGGTTGGTATTCGTATTCATTACACCGATTACACCAGTTGCGCCATGTATACCATACCCCCCGATCGCACCAGATGTGCCATATGTATTTCCTGTATTAATGTTATTTAAATTATTACAATTAGAAAAAATATTTGTGAAATCTGTTACATTGAATGCATTATTTTCAAAAATATGTTCATAAGGATCATAGAAGAGATCATAACGATTATTATAAATCTTTGTGTTATGACTATATGGTTCTATACCTCCTTTTAAAGAATAATACCTCAGTGCAGAAGCGCCATTCACTGTGTTATAATAACCGGTGGTATTAGCCAATTGTGTTCTATTATGATATGTTTTTTGTTTATAGAATTTTTTGTTTATTTGTTCCATTTTATTATTATATTCTACAATATCAGCATAAGCAAAAGAAGACGATGTATTTTCTAAAGTTGAATGGGTATCATTTTGTGTCTTTTTATCATTATCATTTATCACGTTATCAACAGATAGACAATTCTGATTTTTGATAAATAATTTTTTTAGCAAATATTTAAAAACTTTTTTCATTGTGTTAATCCATATTTATTTTTAACATTCTCAACCATAGACATAATTATTGGGAGTGTATATATAGACATTTGTCCTGGATCTCTCATATCAACATCGGGGTGTTCATCTATATAATTCACACATTCATTTGTAAAATCAGTACAAAAATCATCATAAACATATTGATAATTTACATTGAACGCTTGTAGAGCCATATTTATCATTTTAACAGATTCTTTAAATGTATCATATCTTTCGACATATAATTCTGATTCCAATTTAGAGCGTATTTCTTGTTTTTGTTTTAGTGTATCATTTCCCATAATTGTATCATTTGAATTTTTAAATTATATAATCACAACGAGTTTTAGTTTTAATAATTTTATATATAGTGATAAAATTAAGTATTCTATAATATAATGATAACATCCAATAGTTTTACATCTGCTATAAAAGAAGTTACTTTGATTTCAAATTCAGCTTTAACTGTATCTCAGGCTAATAGTTATGGGAATGTTTTAGATATGTTATCACAACAAGACAAAACAAACATATTTAGTAATACCAATTATCCTATTTCTCAAAATGCTGTAAAATTGTTATCTCCAATAACGAATAATAACGGTAAAATAAAAGTATATACTAAAATTAATTCTAATTTCAATGTTGGTGATAGAATATTCTTTATGTATGACCCTAATGCCGGAGATGTAGGAACAGATAGTGTAATAATAGATAATTATTTAGAATTTTCCGGTTGTACTAACTTTAAATATTTGGAACAAATGCAAGGGTATGATATTATAGAAATAGATGAAAGTAATAATGAAATCACTATTGATAGATATTATGACACTAGATTTGAAAATAAAAAACTATACAATCATTACATATCTAAAATATACATAAGAAATATAGTCATAAATGGTGGTGAGATCGATGGAGCTTGTATATTAAATGGTTCATTTAATACTACTTCTGATGTTTTATTAGATATTAATTTAATTCAAGCCGTGGTTTTAAGTGGAACATCATACTATATGAGATATAAAGATAAATATGACAATTTGTATATAGGTACTAATTCAGCTGTGGATACAGGTACAACTAGTTCAATATATAAACCATATTCATATAAAGGGGTTGATACACAAAATCAAGACATGACGCCAATTTCATCTTATTACTCTAACAATAATGAATTATATGGTTATACTTATGTTTATAATAATAATTTAACAAATTGTAGAATAGACAATGGGTATTATATTAATTGTAATTTGACGGATTGTCTTGTCAATGGAGGTTCTTTTACGAACTGTAATATTTCAGCTTCAACCATAAATGATGGTTATTTTACAGATACTATTTTAACCTCTGATTGTTATTGGTTTGGTGGAACTTGGAATGGTGGTAATTTTAGTATGGATATATGGTATGGTGGAACATGGAACGCCGGGGATTTTTGTGGAAAACAATGGCGTGATGGGGTTTTTAATGGTGGTTATTTTTCTGGTTCTACTTGGAAAAATGGCATATTTCAAGGTGGCTCGATGGAAAACAGTACTTGGAGTGGTGGAACTTTTTCTTATGGTATTATGAACTTTACCGATTGGAATGATGGAACTTTTAATAGTGGCCAAATGTCCAATGGAAACTGGTCTCAGGGTATATGCAACGGTGGTACTATTATTGGGGTAGAATGGTTAGACGGGGTTTTTAATGGTGGAAGTTTTACTAATGGGATTTGGAATAGTGGGATTTTTAATGACGGTAGTATTATTAATACTCTTTGGATAACTGGAACTTTTAATGGTGGAACTTTTAATTCTGGTAATAATGTACAATTAATAGAAAATGGAACTATATTTAAAATAACTGATGCTATATATAATTCTGGAAGATGTTGGATGGATGGCATCTTTAATGGAGGAATTTTCTCTAATAGTATTTGGAATGATGGGACATTTGTCAGTGGCTCATTTCAAAACGGGAGTGTTTGGTTAGGTGGAGGATTTAAAGATGGCCATTTTGACAACAGTAGTTGGATCAATGGAGATTTTCTAAATGGTACAGTTTTTAAATCAAATTTTCACAATGTTAATTGGTATGATGGAATATGGAACAATGGTTTATTAGGAGTTTCATTGGATATAGATGGAACCGGGGTTGAAGATCCTAATGTTATATGGTATAAGGGTACATTTAATAACGGTACGTTTGGTTATGAAAGTTCTAAAACTATTGCATGGATTGGCGGTGATTTTTATGGGGGGACATTTATTAATTATAGTCCCAATTGTCAAGATATATCACAACCATATCCACAAGAACTTTTAGATTATGGTGGATTTTTTGGTGGATCATTTCATAATGGTGTATTTCAGGGGACCTTTTATAAAGGTACTTGGGTTAGTGGTACATTTAAGGGTTGTAATCGTTCTGGGATGATATTAGATACTATAAATAAAGACACTGTTGTATTTAAAACTGCGACAGGAGGACTTAGAAAATATGGAGAGCAAAATATAAAAACGCGACAAAATGGGCTTCGAAACACAAATTAAGCCATTTGTATTTAATATATAAATTATAATAAACAATTTATAAAATGCCAAATAAACTAACAACATTAGAATTTATAAAAAAATCAAAAGAAATACATGGTGATAAATATGATTATTCTTTGGTTGATTATAAAAAAACTGACGAAAAAATAAAAATAATTTGTAAAAAACACGGTGTTTTTGAACAAACACCTAATTCACATTTAAGTAAAAAAGGTTGTATGATATGCTCAGGAGTTTTAAAATATAATACAGAAAGTTTTATTAATAAATGTGAAATGTTATTCGGTAAAGATATAAATAATGCTTATGATTTTTCTTTAGTTGATTACAAAAATAATAAAACTAATATAAAAATAATTTGTAAAAAACATGGTATTTTTGAACAAAGACCTGATATGTTTTTACAAAAACATGGTTGTGATAAGTGTAGTGGAACTTATAAATATACAACATCAGAATTTATAAAAAAATCAAAAGAAATACATGGTGATAAATATGATTATTCTTTGGTTGATTATATTTCAGCATTAAAAAAAGTTAAAATAATTTGTAAAAAACATGGCATCTTTGAACAAAAACCATATTGTCATTTAAATTCTAATGGATGTCCCTTTTGTAATATCTCGAAAGGTGAATCACGTATTAAAAGGTTCTTAGAAGAAAAAAAAATAAATTTTAAATATCAACATAAATTTAAAGATTGTAAATATAAGTCTTGTTTGTTTTTTGATTTCTATTTACCTAATCATAATACATGCATCGAATATGATGGGATTCAACATACACAAGAAATAGATTATTTTGGAGGTAAAAGTGAATTTGATAAACAAAAAATTAAGGATAAAATTAAAGATGAATATTGTTTAAATAATAATATTCATTTATTAAGAATTGATCATTTAAAAATGAATGAAATACAAAATATTTTAAAAAGAAATTTCAACTAAAAAGTAAAAAAATTATTAATATATAGATATACAAAAAATAATGTTATAATCATGGCAAAGAATTTATATGAATTTGGACAATTTCAAGGAAAAAGAAATAATGTCATCATAAAAGAAAACGTTCAAGCAGTTGATGATGTTTTTAGAGTAAGAAAAAGAATTGATGTTCCTATGGCACTTGTTAATTCATTCAAGAAAAAAGTAAAAGACGAAAGTGGTAAAAACATTAGTCAATTTTATTCAGATGTTGAATTAGCTGAAGAAATAGCTGACTATATCATTACTTCTTATGTTAGTATCGAAAATTTACCTGTAAATTTGATTTTAGGTGATCAATATTCGAAAGCACAAGGTGGTGCACAATCACAAATACAGAATGATACTGAAGATTTGGATGAAACTCAACCGGTACAGATTCCACAAGCACAGGGACAAGCACAAATACCAGCACAACCCGGACAGGCTCAGTCTCCACAAGCTCAACAACCAGTACAAGGTGCTCAAAGAACAGCTGCTCAAATTCCACCAACACAGGGACAGGGACAGGCTATATAAATAATTAAAAAACATCACCTCTAAAATATAACTATAATATGGAAATAGACGAATTATACAAGATATATCAAGCCAACATAAAAGTGGATCAAGTTCCATTTAATGAAAATTTAAGCCCGATTAAAGTTGGAGATATTTTAGTGGCTCTCTATAATGGTAGAGAAATAAGAGGTGAAGTATCTTCTGTATATGAGGGGTACTATGTTTTAAAGGGCAAAAACAGTACATCTATTAAAATAACTATAGATGATATAACAGAGCATTATCCAAAAAACACCTCCTTTGAAAGCAAAGGAGGTTTTAAAAAATTGAATGAATCTATTTTACCACCATTAGGAAAAATTCCACCATCTACCGATTCTAAAAAAAATGACAAACAGATTCAAAAAGTTCAATCAGCCAAAAAACGGATCATTGATGAACGTGAAGATGATGAAATGAAAAATTCACCAGACAATCAAGTTGATTTATCTATAGAACATATTAAAACTATAGGGAAACTTATTTATTACACGGATGTTAAATATTCTGATATTAATAAAATGTTCGAAAAGGATATTTTGTCAAAAGATAAATATTGGTATCTTTTGACGGAAAAACCTGGTGAAATACATGTCATAAGAAATAATGAAAATGCCTTTCAAATTCAGCCATTTGTTAATGCACTGGTTGATCATTTTCTAAAATCACAGGATCGAATGGTTCATGAAAGTTATGGTAAAATTAAAGTTTCTGGAAATGATGATTTTTCTATCATAACAAATGTACCACAAAATGTTCACAAAGAATTATTAAATAGTATAATTGGATTGTTGAGTGGGATTAAAAAATAATTATTTCATAATATTAAAACATTTACACAATATTTTAATTTAAACTCTTTTACTTGATTCAAATAAATAAACTATGATTTATCTTTTGAATAATATAAAATTTGGGCATCCTAAACTCAATAAACATCAATTAACATGGTTTGATACTTATTTTATCCCACTATTTTTTAAAAGAGGGGGTGAAAAAATTATTATCAATGGCGATTTATTTTATAATAATAAACATACCACATTTGAACTCGTATCCAAAGTAAAACATATTTTTAGCTCTTTTAATATACCCATTGAAATAATAGGTAATGATTATTGTTATGACATATTTAGTGATATGTTCGATAAAATAGATACAGATATATACAATGAATATAATCAATCACTTTTTCAATTCTCTAAGGAAGACGATTCAAAAACAGGGTTTTATATTATACAAGATAAAACTATATTTATTCCTAATAAACAAACACCGAAATTTGTTGAATATCAAATAAATGCAATAGAAGATTTGAATAATATTATCATAAATAATGATTTTATTGATATTTTAGTAAATAGTGAATTACTAGAAAATCAACAAAATAAGAATAAAATTGATCTTTTTTTGAATAATAACTCATCTGTCAATGTTTATTATAATACCAATGAAAACAAATCAGAGGAGAGTATAGAATTAGATAGTAAAAATATTAATATACGCAATATACTTATTAACAATATAGACGATGATCTAAAATCGGAGCTCACTGAGATATTCAATATATATGATGCTAAAAACTAAAAGTTAAGTTTTATTATACTGATACTTCAAATTTCCTG